TGCGATCAAACGTGCAACATTGATCCTATCTAAGGCTGAGCTGCTGCCAGAGCGGGTCTTGTTACCATCGTTGATTATGCCTGAAACTGGGCTGAAAGTCAAGGGATTGACATTATTTTCATAAAGTATGTCACGCACTCCTTGGCGAACACCAACAGCGAAGAATTCGCCGGTTTCGGTCAGATAACCAAGCCTGCTAGCGTTGTCAATCGTGCCACGGCGGACACCTGCTGGCGCAAACCATTGGGCTGCTGCTTGATCCGAGCGATGTATCATCCTAAGCACGCCAAAACTTGCCGGCATCGCTACCGAGTTACCTGCTAGATCCGAACCCAGCAAACCGGGATAAAACACACCAAGGTATGGATCACGTGTAACCAAGGTATCCTCGGTATCCGCCTTGTTCAGATCTATGTTTGACAGGTAATTTGTTAACGCTGTGCCTTCTGTTGGTACGCGTAATGGGCTGTCACCTATCACGAATGCTGTTTGCTTGCGATCATTGTTGAGCTGCACCATGTTGGGTATTAGTTCTGGATATCCTGGAGCAGCGATCAGATTGAACACTCTTTGCTCTTCGCGTATCTCAGTATTAGTGTCGATGGCTGCCTTCATTGCTTTAACGATGACATTGCGCTGTGCGCGACGTCCGAAGTATGCATGGCCGTTCTCGCGGCTACCACTGATGCTGACCCAAGCATTGGTCTCTGTAGGAAGGGTTTCTCCCGCGAAATCAGTCGAGTTGAAGTAGTTCTTCTTAAATTCTTTGACATTAAAGCTGCTGCGCCTTGTGTTGAACAACAACATGCCCCTTGGATAAGTGTCTGGATCGGGGCAGTCTAAATCTATGAGATTGTTGGTCAATAAGTCTGCTATGCTCGGAATGCTGTCATCGATGACATCAAGAGTGGTGCTGGCCATGAAACGTGCATCTGCGAACAATATTCCATTTTCTGTGGTCTGATCGGTGTTGTCAATCTCTACCCATTTATCTTCTCCGTTGATGATCGACCAACGATAGAGCGCTGGATACTTCTCAAGATCGCTCGTGTCAATCCACAGGTCTCCATACACAAGGCTAGTTCCATCGCTTTGACTGGTTGGTTCAGTGACCGAAAATGTAGGGCCATTGGGATCAGTGTTGGTAAGGTTAAAGCCGCGTGCATCGTTAGCGACGTTGCGATAACCCTTCCAATTAGAACCGTCATGTATCATGATATCAGCTTCGCCGGTCTCGCCCCAATACCAATACGTCCCATTATCTGGGTCTTGTCCAGGAGCGTTTATGCTAGCTGTATAATCGGTGGCAACCCAGTTAGACACTATGATCTCGCCACTGGTTGGACCTGCGCGGCAGAAATCGCTGGAACTTGATATGCCTGCATCTGCCAGAGGAGTCCCGCTTACGTCTTTTATGACCAGCACACCTCCCGCAGTGTGAGTCAATCGCACTGATCCATCAGTGTTGACTTGTGCGCTGACATAGGTCAATCCGGCAGCTAACACATCAGACACGAAGGTAGACGCTGTGGTACCACTCATAGTTATAGTGGTAGCCGAGCTCAATGATTCGCTGTTCGGCGCACTAAATTTAATGGTAAAAGTCTCGTTGGCCACAAAAGTTGGCGAAGTATCGTCACCTACAACGAAAGTTACGCCAGTCTTGGACCTGTTGAATAATTTATACGTCACTGTATCGTTGTTGCTCACATCGAATTGTATATAGGTCGAGTTGACAGGTATACCTGAACCTCCACGCAGGGGATCATAAGCCTTTAAAGCTGCTTGATCAGTCTCATACAATGGTGCGCTAAGCAGCTGGAAAGCCTGAGTTAATGCATTATAGCGTTTCACTGCGAAGCTGGCCCCAAAGTTCGCGCCAGTGGTTTTTACCCAGACAGATCCAGAGGGACGTGGTTGCGAATCGTTCGTTTTCCAAGTCGGTACGGAAGTGTGCTTGCTTTGCTGTACCGCTGGACGAAAATATGTACCGGCGGTGATGCCTAGATCGGTCAAGGGATTTCCACTATCGTCGTCGATGGCGATTGCACCATCGACAGTGCTGCTATCGCTAGCTGCCGTTTCATCTGCATATAGCTCAAGTTTACCGTTGACTGCCTCTGCTGTGACGCCGGTTATTGCAGCAGAGTTGATATCACTGGCAAGGCTAGCTACAGTAACACCCGAGAGAGTCACTATTTCACCATTGATGCTGATGCTTTCTGCCACTGTTAGAACCGGACTGGTTGTGGATCCTTGTATTGTTGGCCAGCTGATCATCCAATCAGTTGATCCGACCAGGACCCAATCATTGTCCCTGTTCTTATAGTAAACGGGATTGTTTGCATTTGTAGTAACGACGGCATATTGTCCCTGTTGTCCAATGCTGGTCTTGGGCACGCCGCCTGAGAGATCATCAGTATCAGTGATTACCTGTGGTATAACTGGCACGAACTCCTGATCGGTGCTGTCCCATTCGAACAAACCAAATCTGGTGGGTGTTAGATCTAACCAAAATGAACCATCATCTGGTGCAGCTAGGGGCCTATCTCCAGTACTAGTCAGCTGTCCTAGATCAACGTCTGCGCGGATAACGAAAGCTTTGTTGGTCACGCCCAGTAAGCTATAAGCTGTGAGCAAACCATATTCATTAAGCTCATAACCATGTATCGGTGAGCTGTTGGTGTTGTTGTAAAACGTGGGGGTGCCGAAGATACTGAGCACATCACGCTGGCTGGTCAGCACAAACAAGTCGTCTGCGTTTTCTGCTAAGGTGCCTGAAGCTATTGTGCCTCCTGGGGCTTGTTTATCTTGGACGCTGGCAACTATCAGCAGTGGAACAGTGCTGGCAGCATTTGGAGCGTACTGGCTTTCATCAATTACTGTGATTTCCACACCTGGAGACACAAGAGTTGGCATTGGTAATTCTCCTATCTTGGAATATTTATGTGCTAATGGATAAAAAGCTGGTTTTTGTCAAGACCTTTAAGACCTTTATGATTAAATAGATCATGGAACGACCATTATGCTCCTATTGCAATTCTAGGCCTGCAGCATTCAACTATAAGCGCAAAGGCAAGACCCATTACAGGCGGAAATGTTTGGATTGCATAGGAGAACATAAGAAAGTAAAAAGCACAGAAGCACAAGCGCTGCTCAATAGCGGCTATAAGAAAAGAAATGAATGTGATCGCTGTAATTTCACAGCAAGGCATCACAGCCAGCTGTGCATAATTTTCATAGATGGTAACAGATTGAACGTGTCTAGGTCTAACCTCCGCACTTATTGTGCCAACTGTGTGTCAGAGATAGCAGCATTGCCATCAAGCAACAGAAGCGGTTTGGTCCCTGATTTTTAGATCTATCTGTGGTATGAGATCGTCTATGTTGCCATGGTTGTGCAAATATCTATCGAATCTCTGTCCATGCCAACCATATTCGCTTGCATGTATATTTGGATATGTGCTTTGCATATATTCTGTCACTGCCGCGTCCGTAGCGTGTTCCTTCATGTAACTCTTGAAGAAAGTAAGTTCTTTGTACCATTCAGGATCCGGACCCCTGCACACCTGCCAAATCTCCCCGCCCAGCTCACGTATAGCCTGTATCTCGTTAGGGAAACGTGTGTCTGGTATAACAACATCGCCCATGCTCGCTATCCTGCGCTGTCCCGCTAGCACCCATATGTCTTGGTGCAGGCTGTTGCGCATGACTTCGGTACCTATGTATTGCAGGGCATAGCGCGGGCTCCATTCCTTGCCCAGCTTTGAGCTCCACCAATCGTCCTTGGTTTCTCGCTGGGATCTCTGATCAGGCGTGGTGCCTTCGAGCATGGATCTGTCCCATCCAAATAAAACTGATGTTATGTCCTTGAGGGGAGCAGCCCAACTGTAGCGTTGATATCCATATGTTTTTACCAGATGTGCGGCGATGGTATCTTTTCCAGACCCTATCAATCCACATATTCCTATTATCATGATTTGCTCCTATCAGCACATAATAGCTGATGAGGTGGGCTAGGTCAACCTATGACGAAATACATCGGATCGCCACCATCCACGAACATGTCAATGTCTTTTTCTAAGCGTTCGATATCAGTGGTTGCTTCTTGTTTGAGCGCGGTTCCATTAAGACTAGTACCGCCTTGTGGACCGGCTATAGTAGCGAACTTCTCGCGGGCTTCTCCCAAGCTGCGCTTAGCTAAAGCTAGTGTATAATCTCTGATCCAAGGAATGGCTTTATAATCGCTTAGCAGAGTGACATCTGGTTTGTGATTGTATGTGAACAGGAGCACAGTTTCTGTCTCTGATCGGGGTCTCCGGATCAGCTGTAGTTGCTTGCTAACCTTGTTATATTTGAAGTTTATGAAACCACCGAACATGCGCTGGCTCATCTCTTGGAATTGCGTGAACAGTTCATAGTTCAAAAATCCACCAACTCGACCCGATTGGAGGATATACATATTCAAGAAGCCAGCTTCGAATGGCTCGAACTGTGTGGCACTACTGGTGCTGGTGCTGCCTATGCTCCTGCGGAATATTTGCTTGACGCTGATCACTTCATCGGGCAGCGTGTAAGTGTCCGTGTCTTGTAATATGTCTAAGAACGCATAGCTCTCTTCTACAGAATTAGAGCTCCTTTGCCTGTAGCGCAACAAGCTGGCCTTCAAGGCCTGCTCATAATGCTGGGGGTCGAGCTCAACATCGACCATGCCATCACCGAGGCTGTAACGGACGTAATCAAATACTGTTTGTTTTAGTTCATTGAGTGTGGCCATGCTCATATTTATCGAGACCACCCCTTGTATCACTTGTCAGTGCGTAGCAATATCACCTGATCGTTGATTCGTCCATTGAGTTTGATCTCGGTGGCTTTGATCTTGCTGAGGAAAGTCCTCAGTTGGACCTTGCCGCTGTTCTTGAACGCTTTCACCTGATCCGCAGGCTTGCGCAAGGTCTTAGCGATGCTGATCTTGGGGTCCCACCCGACTATGGTGCTGCCTTTGACGCTCAGCTGCTGATCGATACTGTTGGCATGATACACGCCCAGCTTGCGGGTCTTGGTGTTATATACCCACAGCGTCTGCGCGCCCACTATGTCTTTGGGTGACACGCTGTTCAATCCAAGCTCTGCGTAGTCCTTGGCGTACTTTAATCTGCGGGTCAGCTTATCGGGGCTCACGGGCTTGCGTGCCCGCGGCTTGCGGCTAGCCACCTTAGTGCGCTTGTAACAGTCCAGATCAGTCACGATGTCGTTATACCACTTGATCCAGTTGTCTATGTCACGTTTCTTGAGATGGGCATAGCCCTCTTTGAGCTGGGCATCTTTGCCTTCCTTGACTTCTAGCATGAATGCCAAGCGCTGGGCATAGAACTGTATCATGTCTGGGATGATCTGCTGTGGCACGCTCTTGCCCCGCAGCCAGTTCATGATGTTCACATTGGGTAGCTTGCCTGTGGTGATGAACCCATCTTCTAGCTCTTCAAGCTCGCCTATGATGTCGTTCTTGATGTCTTTGAGTCGATCTTGGATGCCTATGACCTTCTTAGGCTCTTCCTTGGGCTTGTCATCCTCGTCCGCGATGCCCGCGCCCGCTTTGAGCAGTTCGCTGACCTTGCGATCGCAGAACTCCTTGGTCTCAGGCTCCCACTTGGCACCATCCAGATGGACCTTGCAGGCTGTGGCCAGCGGTATGCTGATCTGCCAGTCCTTGACCTTG